GATCCCGTTGAACTGGAACAGGTGCACGCCGTCACCGAGGTCGAAGTCGTTCGGCACCCACCCCGACGTCATCGGGAACACCCAGTGCCAGTAGGCGACGTCGGGTGACGTGGATGGCGGCACCGCCTGGGTGGTGCCGTCCCACGCACGCGTCCAGCCTTCGAGCGCGACGAAGTTCTCGAGCGTCGCGCCGGCCCGCGGGGCCTGCACCCCTTGGATGTTCGACCCGTCCGCGAACGTGCCGCCGCCGGTCAGGAACGACTCGAGGACCGGGTCGGCCTGGCAGACCTGCAGCTGCACGGTCGCCCGCTTGAACGTATCCGCCTCCTTGAACGACGCGCAGACCCGGCCGCCGCCGTTCTTCTGGGTGACGTCCCTGCCGGTCTCGATCTCGACCCCGACGCGCAGCAGCACCTGCGCGTCGGACACGTACCCGTTGTTCGCACCGGTGAGGGGCGCCCGGGTGGTCGGGTTGAGCTTCGCGAGCCGGATCCGCTCGAGCCGGACCGAAGCGAGGCAGTGGGGATTGGGCATGGCTCAGGCCTCCAGGTTCGAGCAGTTCATGACATGGCCCTCGCGGTGGCGAGGTTCACGTTGACGACGACGTGCGCGCAGCCGTCCCACGTCGCGGCGACCGGCCGGTAGTAGCGGTGCAGCCGCGTGTTCGTGTCCCGGTCGACCGCCGCGAGGTCGATGGTCGGTGACCAGATCTCGCCGAGCCGCACGTCGACCATGCTGGTCCCGTACGCGTACGAGTTGTCCTTGTCGGCAGGTTCGCCCGCAGGGCCGGTGCCCGGGTAGCCGGCGCCGGGCACGACGATCGTGCCGAGCTTCGTCGTGAGCACGTTCCCGCGGATGTCGAGCAGGTTGGCCGCCGCCCAGGCGGTCACGACCCGCGGCTGCGCGTGGATCATCCGCCGCTGCGACGACAGGGCGTCGGCGAGCGCCTGCTCGAGCTCGGCGAGCGCGACCTCGTAGCCGAGCGTCCCGAGGCTCGTCGCGGCCGCGTCCGCGAGCCGCGGGTTGGTCGTGTACCCGAACGTGTCGGCTTCGGCGCCGGTCCACAGCTCGGCCTCGAGCAGCTTCGACGCGACCGCGAGCAGCTTGCGGCGCGCCCGGGCGTCCTCCTCGGCGGCGAGCGACCCGAACGTCGAGCAGATCACCGACGCTTCGGCCGCCAACGGCCGGTAGATGCGGACGGCAGCCTTGTCGCCGGTCGGGTCGGCGCCGCCATTGCCGGCGGACCCGAACGTGCAGGCGTCGACCCAGCTGCCGCCGTCGCAGTCCTCAGGCCGGTACGCGAACCCCTGCGTCCACTTGACGACGGTGCCGTCCGCGAGGGTCTCGACGTCGGAGCCGTCGACGACGGGAACGACGGACGCGAGCAACCCGTAGGGTGCCTGGGCAGGCAGTCGAGGTGCGTCGATCCGATGTTCCATCCGTCCTCCGTCCGGTGGTCCCCCCGCCCCGCCCCATCACCTCGACGGGACGGGGGACCGACCGTGCCTCGTGGATCAGGAGCCGAGTCCGCCGCAGCCGCCGGCGACGAGCGCCGACGCAGCACCCGACGCGCACAGCGCCGAGTTGACGTTGTAGGCCTCGACGCCCCGGAACGCGACCGCCTCGAACGTCTCGAAGAACATCTCGAACCGGTTGTCCTCGTTGAGGGCGCTGTCCCGGATCGTGACCCCGAGATCGAGCGTCCCGCCGTCCAGGAACGTGTAGGCACCCTCGTGGAACAGCAGGGTCGACACCCGGCCCGGGAACTCGAGCAGCGCACCGGCCGACTGGGCACCGAACGCGGGACCGCCGGCACCGTTCGCGTCGTTGGTGCGGGCGTCGTCACGCTGGTAGATCGGCCGGATGTTCTCGACCGCGAGGTCCCGTTCGAGGATCCGGCGGGCTTCGACGCCGTCGCCGACCACGTCATCGCCGGGCGCCTGCTTGAGCAGGTCGATGAACAGGAGCGTGATGAGCCACTCGGGGATCACCGCCCGCAGCGGCGCGTCGTCGCTCATCCGGTGCCGGTACCGGTAGCCGCGTGCGGCCGTGAGGATGTGACCGACGTAGTCGCGGTAGGCGCCGAGCTCGACGGGGCCGGTCGTCACCGCGGTCGCGGCGGCCCGCATCTGCTCGAACACGAGCCGCTCCGCGAACCGGGCGTGCGCGGCACGGCCGAGGTCGATCGCTTGCCGCATCCCTTCGGGCCAGTACCGGTCGGCGAAGTTCCCGAACCGGAGCCGCAACGGGATCGCCTGGACCTGCACTTCCTGGGAGGTCGGGCAGGTCATCTCCTGGATCGTCTTGGTGGCGCCGCTGGCGTCGGCGGCGACGGTGATGAGGTCGACGGCACCGTTGGTGTTGTCGACGATGATGTCGGAGAGCTTGTAGGGCGTCATGAACTGGATGCCGCCCCGGTCGGCCATGAAGCCGGGCAGCGCGGCGCGCAGCGGCCGTTCGGCGACCGAGATGGTCTCGACGTCGTACGCGGTCGGCAGCGGGTTGCACAGGCCGCCGGCCGCGGTGAGGGACGTCTGGTCGGGCACGAAGTAGCCGAGGCCGGCGGGGTCGACGACCCGGTCGATCACCTCGCTATTGGCGCGGGGGCTGGCGGCGGCGGTGAGGTGCCGGTCGGCGGGGTACATGTCGGACCAGTCGACGGTCGCGACACGCATCGACACGTCGGGGCCCTGGTGGCGGCCGACGGACCGGATCCGGTCGATGACCATGGTGGCGACGTCGTCCCAGCCGATCTGGGCGCCGGCCGCGTATCGGCCGCCGGCGAGGTCGGCGGCGGCGCGGATGACCGGGGGCCGCAGGCCGGGGCTGTTGGTCGGGGCGGGCGGGGCGGGGGCGTTCTGGCGGAGCTGCGCGAGCGACACGCGCCGTACCGGCGCAGCCGTGGCCGCGGCGGCGGCCGCCGATTGGGTCGCGGCGGCGGCGATCTGCTCGGGCACGTCCGCCACGGCGGCGGTGTGGTTGCCGTTCGCGTCGGAGGCGTCGCTGTCGCCGTCCTCGCCGTTGTCGTCACCGTCGGAGGACTGGTCGGCCGCTTCGGTGTCGTCGGTGTCGTCGGTGTCGTCGGCCGTGCTGCCGTCACCGTCCGCGGCGGCGTGCACCCGCGACCGCAGCTCGTCGAGCGTCGCCTGCCGCTGCTCCGCGGCCGCGACCTGCTCGCCGGCGGTCTCACGCACCTGGTCGATCGCGTCGGCGAGCTGCCCGACCTGCTCGAGCGTCGCGTCGTCGACCTGCTCCGACCCGGCGAGCAGATCGAACGCGGCGACGAGATCGGTCTCGAGCTGCGCGAGGCCGTCGAGGTCGAGGTCCTGGCGGGACGCGACCCGGGCGAGCAGGCCGGTCACGTCCGGTTCGGTCGAGCCGTCACCGCCTCGGATCAACGGGAGCGGCCGGCCGGCAGCGAGCGCAGCGCGGGCCTGGGCGGCGAAGGTGGGGCGGGTCGTCGAACGCATCAGCACTGCCCTCCGGAAGATCGAGCATCCACGCGGTGGTGGTGGCCGGTCCGGCGTCGGCAGAGGGCCGAAGCCCCAGAGCGGGGGCAGCGCACGTCCGAGATGTGACCGGGACGATACCAGCCCGTCCCGACGACAGGGTGGAACGTCCCTGTTACGAGGTCAGCGGTGGACGCGGGCGGCGAGCGCGGCGACGATCTGCGGACGCAACACGCGCAGCTGCTGCTCGACCCGCACGAGCCGCGCGAGCACGGCCGGGTCGACCGGCCCGTACCGTGGCCGGCGCGGGGCGGGCGCCGCGACCAACGACCGCTGCACGAACCCGCCCGCCCCGGACGCGACGAGCCGTGCATGCGGACGTGGGATCGGGAAGCCGGGCACGTTCACCTGCAGGACGGCGACGAGCTCGAGGTAGCCGTTGACCTGCCGCCAGTCGCCGGACGGCGCGGCCGCGCACAGGGCCCGGATCTGTTCGTCGGTGAGGCCGGGCCGGACCGCCCCTGCGCACCAGATGCCGTGAGCGTCCTCACCGACCCGGACGTCCGCGGCGGCGGTGCCGGTGTGGTCGTAGTGGGCGAGCGTCGCCCGGAAGTCGAGCGTGTCGTCGGCGTGGCCGGTCGCGAGCGTGATCTGCCCGACCGCGACGCGGCTGCCGTCCGCGCATTCAATCTCGCCGGTGTGGAAGTACGCGTAGCCGCTCGGCGAGTGCGGCGCGGTGATGCACGCGGCCGGGTATCCGGTGTGGCAGGTCCGCCAGTCGGCGATGTGCCCGTAGATCCGGCCTTCGGGCGTGACCGTCAGCGGGGTCGGGCCGTCGAGGCCCGGGTCGGTGAACCATTCGGCGGGCGGCCGGACCGGCCCGCCACCCGCGGCGATCAGCGCCGGCATCCCGTCGTCGATCACCTCCGGTTCGTCGGTGCGGGGGATGTCGGTGCCGTGCGTCGCCGCGACCCGTTCCGGTTCGGGTTCGTCGTCGAACCAGATGACGCACTGCTCGAACGCCGGGAACGGCGTGACCGTCGCGCCCATGATCGTCGCGTTCGCGTACCGGACCAGCACGTCGATCGGGTACCCGGACGTGTCGACCTCTCGGACGTCGTAGACGACGTCGTCCGCGGACGCGTCGACGGACACGCCGCGCAGCCCTCCGCGGATCTGTGCTTCGGCGTCGGCGCCGATCTGGCCGGCGACGAGCCGGCCACGGCCGATCCAGCGGGTCACGTCGCGCGGGTCACGGTCGAGCTCGGTGATCGCGCCGACGAACCGGGCACCCGAATGTCCGCCGAACTCGGGGTTGGTGTCCTGGAGCATGAGCGGCAGCGGCAACGGCCGGACGGTCACCTGCCCGAGCTCGAACATGCGGCCGTCGGCGGTCTCGACCCCTTCGACCATCACGAACAGGTGGAACGGGGTGCCTTCCGGGTCGGCGAGCTGCGCCGCCTCGTCGGAACCCTCGGCCGCATACAGCGCGGCCATGTGGTCCATCGCTTCCGTACGGGTCTCGTGGCAGCCCTCGTTGTGGCCGTCGCCGTCACGGATCACGCAGTAGTCGCCGTCGTCGTTCTGTTCGAGATGCCACGGCATCGTCAGACCTCCCCGCGCAGACGGGCCTTGAAGATCGGGATCGCGTCACACAGACAGCCGACATGGTCACCCGGGAAGAAATAGGGGGTGGCCGGGAACGTCCCGGGGTTGGTGAGCAGCGGGTCGTCCCAGGCGCCGAACTCGAGGCCGTCGAGAACTTCGTGCGGCTCGAACGGCCGGGCCCGCGCCGCCGGGTCGCCGTAGGACCATCGGTACAGCTCGGTGTCGATCCCGAACTCGTCCGCGAGGGTGTGCAGGACGAGCGCGCCGGCTGCGACGCCGCCGACGGGACGTTCCAGCAGCCCGACTGCTTCGCCAGCTGACGCGGGCTGGGTGGCGCCGCCGGCGCGGGCGAGCGACTCGCGGACGACACCGGCCGGCACGACCGACAGGGCGTCGAACTCGCCGGGCCCGTCGACGGTCGGACGCGGATCGTAGAGCCGTTCGCGGGCGACGCCCCGCAACGCGGCGGCGAGCAGCAGCCAGCCAGCGGTGATGTTCTCGTCGGTCTGGGTGTCGTAGCCGGCGAGGAACTCGTCGTCGAGCTCGACCCGGACCTCGCGAATCGCGGCCCGCAACGCCTCGCGGGCGGTCCGGGACGTCGCGGCCCGGTAGCGGGCCTCGAGGTCGGCGAGCTCGTCATCGAGCAGTTCTTCCTCTGTGAGCCCGAGCTGAGCGAGCCGTCCCGGCCCGAGATAGGCGACGACGTCGATCGTGTCGAGCCCGGCGATCTCGCCGCGCACGGCCCGCAGCTGCGGGTTGCCGTTGGTGTGACGGCGGACGCGGGCGCCGGCCATCTCGATCGCGCGTCGGACCGCAGCGTCGGACCATTCGGTGATCCGGCGCCGCAGGCTGCGGTCCATCTCGGCGAGCCGGACCCCGAGCCGGTCGAGACTGCCCGACGCGCGCAGCACGATCCCGGCCGATGCGGCCACCGGCCGGTCGGCACGATCCGCCGGCGCGCCACGTTCACTCGCCGCCGGCCGGTCGCCGGGCGGGCCCTGCCCGGCCGGGTCGTCGTCGAACAGCGACGGCTGCCGGACCCGCCGGCGACGTTCCCGCCGTTCGATCTCGTCGTCGTCGGGGGCGTCCTCGTCGGACGCGCCGCCCTTGCGGCGCAGGTACGCGTCCGACACGACCATCCGGTCGTGCATCGCCTGCGCCCGGTCGAACTCGTCGGTGTCGCCGATCAGGTCCGACGGGTCGTGCCCGACGAGCACCCCTGACGGGTCGAGACCCTTCGCGAACAGGGCCGGGCCGAGAAACCAGGTCGAGATCGCCGAGGTGACGACGAGCACGAGCGGTTCGAGATGCGCCTTGAACGACTGCTCGTCGATCTGCCACGCGGTCCAGTGGTTCGCCTGCGCGAGCCCGAGCAGGATCTCTCGGGGCAGATCGAGCCCGATCGCGAGCGCCTCCCGCAGCTCGGCCCGCTGCCGCATCTCGACTTCGGTGACCGGCCGTTCGATCTTGATGTGCTCGATGAGGCTGCCGATCTCCTCCGTCCGCTGCCCCTTGACGATGAGCGGGACGAGCGCGGTCGCCGAGTCCGGGTCGGAGATCGGGGTCATCATCGCGGTCATCAGGTCCTGCAGGAACGGGTCGTCCTCGCCCTGGTCGGACGGTTCACCGACCCGGCCGGGCAGCGTCAGCGACTCGTCGACGAACAGGATCCCGGCGTTGAGCCGCGACTGTCCCGACGCCCGAACCGCCCGCTTCAACAGCAGCAGCTCCTCGCAGTCGTCGAGCAGTGCCCGCATCGGCGCGTCGGCCCGCTGCCGGTACTTCGGGTGGCGGCGCCAGACCCGCATCACGAACGCGTCGGCAGGCAGCGGCCGGCCGGATGTGGCGGCGTCGTCGTCGAAGATCTGGAACTGGCCGTCGACGACCCGCAGTTCCCGCGACGAGAACGCGTCCCATCGTTCCCCCGCCGGGATGTCCGGGTCGGGTTGGCCGACGAGCCAGGCTTCGCCGACGAGCGCGATGTTCGCGGCGAGCGCGCCGATCAGCGGCCCGTGGGTGGCATCGATCCCGCCGAGCCGGTCGAGTTCGACGCGGGCTTCGCGGGCGACCGGTTCGAGGCCGAGGGCCCGCTGGTCGGGGTCGTCGGGGTCGAGTGGGACCGGTCCGGAGAAGCTGTCGGGCCGCCAGGCGGGGAAGATCCGGACCCGCGAGCACATGTTCTGGACCCACATGTGGGCGAAGTGGATCTCGCCGAGCGTGTCGTAGTAGCCCCAGGCAGCGTCCTGCCACTGTTGGCGGTTCCGGGCGATCTGGTCGAGGCGGCGGCGGTCGCGTGGGTCGATCCGTTCGGCGGCGGCGACGATGCTGTTGCGGCGCGCACGGGCCGGCTTGGGACGTCGTTCCCGTAACAGGGCCACGAGCGGGATCGTAGGCGGACTAG